AGATGGTGTCGTGTTTGAAAATTGTAAATTTGACAATGAACTCATGGAAATTGATACAGAAAGTTCAGTAACTTTCTTGGGTCTTGAAGAACAAAAAGAAGAACGAAATAGGAACAGAGTCAATGAATTATTGGCAAAAAGAAAACAACAAATTAATTAAAAATTTAAAGGAGAAAAATAAAAAATGGACGCATCACAAAAGATATTGTCAGACCTCACGGTGTATATGAAATACGCTAAATTCCTTCCTGATGTAAACAGGAGAGAAACGTGGGAAGAGTTAGTAACAAGAAACATGAACATGCACATCAAAAAGTTCCCACAATTAGCAGGTGAGATTGTGGAAGTTTACAAGTATGTTTATGATAAAAAAGTTTTACCATCAATGCGCTCAATGCAGTTTGGTGGTAAACCAATTGAAATTTCACCAAACAGAATCTACAACTGTGCTTATTTACCAATTGACCACTTGGACGCATTTGCTGAAAGTATGTTCCTATTGTTAGGTGGAACAGGTGTTGGTTATTCAGTACAGAAACATCACGTAGAAAAACTACCTGAAATTAGAAAACCAAACCCGAATAGAACAAGAAGATTCTTGGTTGGTGATTCTATTGAAGGATGGGCAGATGCAATCAAAGTATTAATGAAGTCTTACTTTGGTGAACATTTGTCAACACCTGAATTTGATTTTTCAGATATTAGACCAAAAGGTGCTCAACTTGTAACATCAGGTGGTAAAGCACCTGGTCCTCAACCTTTAAAAGATTGTCTTCACAAATTGAAAGGAATGTTGGACGCTAAAGAAGATGGTGAAAAGATGACACCAATTGAAGTTCACGACATGGTATGTCACATTGCAGACGCAGTTCTTGCAGGTGGTATTCGTAGAGCGGCATTGATTTCATTGTTCTCAGCTGATGACCATGAAATGATTTCATGTAAGTCGGGTTCTTGGTGGGAAACCAACCCACAAAGAGGTAGAGCTAACAATTCTGCGACTTTGGTTAGACACAAAATCACAAAAGAATTTTTCTTAGATTTGTGGAAACGTGTTGAAGCATCAGGAGCAGGTGAACCTGGTATCTACTTTACAAACGACAAAGATTGGGGAACCAATCCATGTTGTGAAATCGCTTTGAGACCAAATCAATTCTGTAACTTGTGTGAGGTAAATGTTTCTGACATTGAATCACAAGAAGATTTAAACAACCGTGTTAAAGCAGCTGCGTTCATTGGAACACTTCAAGCTGGATACACTGATTTCCATTACTTAAGAGACATATGGAAACGTACAACTGAAAAAGATGCATTGATTGGTGTATCAATGACGGGTATCGGTTCAGGTGTTGTATTGGGTTACAACATGAAAGAAGCAGCTAAATTGGTTAAAGAAGAAAACGTAAGAGTTGCAGGATTAATTGGTATAAATAAGTCGGCCCGTACAACTACTGTGAAACCCGCTGGTACAACATCCCTGACATTGGGAACATCTTCAGGTATCCATGCATGGCACAACGATTATTACATCCGTAGAGTCCGTGTAGGTAAGAATGAAGCAATCTACCAATACTTGGCAATGTATCACCCTGAGTTGGTTGAAGATGAATTCTTCCGTCCGCATGATACAGCGGTTATTTCAGTTCCACAAAAAGCACCTGAGGGGGCTATTTTGAGAACCGAATCACCCTTCCAATTGTTAGACCGTGTTAAAAAAATCACACAAGAGTGGGTTAGACCAGGTCACAGAACAGGTTCAAATAGTCACAACGTATCGGCAACAATCAGTTTGAAACCTGAAGATTGGGAATTGGCAGGTGAGTGGATGTGGGAAAACCGAGACTTTTACAATGGTCTATCAGTATTACCTTATGATGGTGGAAGTTACATTCAAGCACCGTTTGAAGATTGTACTGAAGAAGAATACGAAAGATTATTCTCTAAATTACAGTCAATTGACTTATCCAAAGTTGTTGAATTACAAGACAACACAGATTTGAGTGGTGAGTTGGCATGTGCTGGTGGAGCGTGTGAAATTAAGTAATCAAAATAAAACAATTAATAATTCGGAAGGGGGAAGTCAAAAACTTCTCCCTTCTGATTTTTATATTGAAAACGGAATTTATGTTTTTACAAAAGAGTTTCATTTAAAGAGAGGTAGTTGTTGTGGTAATGGTTGTAGACATTGTCCTTTTTTTCCTGCTCACAAAAAAGAGAATACAACTATATTTATAAACAATGGCTAATGGTGTAACTTATGGTATTAATTTTCCTTTTAATGATTCATTAAAAGGGGATTACCTTTCTTTGTCTCAAAATCCTGACCAAGAAATAAGAAGTAATTTAATTCATTTGATTTTAACTAGAAAAGGTAGTAGATATTACTTACCTGATTTCGGTACTAAAATCTATGAATTTATTTTTGAACCATTAGATGGTGTAACATTTGAATCAATTAAAGATGATATTAGAGATAATGTAAGTAAGTACATTCCTAATTTAATTATTAATGATATTATAATTTTACCATTTGATGAATATGAGTCAGTTGGTACTTTAAACTCTGAGAACTTAGGAAATGGTGTTTATAGGGTTGGAGGTAGAAATACTTCAGAATACACCGCTAAGATGAGAATTGATTACACAATCAGTGATAACGCTTTCCAATCAAAAGATTTCATAATTATAAATATTTAACATAAATGGCTGAAAAAAGAATATCCTATACCGTCCGAGATTTTGCCGCTATAAGACAAGAACTTATTGATTATACTAGACAGTATTATCCCGACCTAATTGACAACTTCAATGACGCATCAATTTTTTCTGTTTTAATGGATTTAAACGCTGCCGTAACAGACAACTTACATTATCATATTGATAGAAGTATACAGGAAACCGTCCTTGAATTTGCACAACAAAGAAGTTCAATATATAACATAGCAAGAACTTACGGTTTGAAAATACCGGGAAACAGACCATCAATCGCGGTTTGTGATATAACAATTAATGTACCCGCTTTAGGTGACAGACCTAACCCTGATTACATGGGTGTTTTAAAAGCTGGGTCACAATTTGTTGGTGCGGGACAAACATTTGAAAATCCAAATGACATTAATTTTGCGTCAGCATTTAGTTCCTCAGGTGAAAAAAATCAAAAAGTAATACCAATTTTGGATGCGTCAAACAACATACAAAGTTATAATATTATAAAAAGAGAGGTTGTGGTAAACGGTATTACAAAGGTATTTAAAAAAGTTATAACACAAGCAGATGCAACACCATTTTTAAGTTTATTTTTACCTGAAAGAAACGTGGTTAATGTATTGTCAATAATACAAAAAGACGGAATTGAATATAATAATATACCATCGTATCAAGAATTCTTAAGTTCAGTTGGTAAATGGTATGAAGTACAAGCATTAGCCGAAGATACAATTTTTGTTCCTGACCCATCGAAACCAAGTGATACCTCTAAAATAAAAGTTGGGAAATACATCAAAAGTGGTAATAGATTTATAACTGAGTTTACGCCTGAAAACTTTATGAAGTTGACTTTCGGTGGTGGTAATACAACAGCTGATGACCAATTAGCTAGCTTTGCACGAACAGGTGTGACTTTGAGAGTAAACGATTATCAAAACAATTTGAGTTTAGGATTCATTCCAACACCGAATACAACTTTGTTTATACAATATAGAGTTGGTGGTGGTCTTGAAAGTAATGTTGGTGTCAATATTATTAATACTGTTGGTAATGTAAATTTTGATGTGAATGGACCATCGATTGAAATTGCAAACGCTGTTAGAAATTCAATTCAATGTACAAATGTTACAGCGGCTATTGGTGGGGCAAATCCACCATCTGTGGAGGAAGTTAGAAATTATGTTACATTTAACTTTGCATCACAAAACAGAGCGGTCACTCTTGGTGACTACTACTCGTTAATACAAAAGATGCCGGGTCAATTTGGTGTTCCTGCTAAGGTTGGTATTTTGGAAAATAACAACAAGATTAATGTAATTGTGTTAAGCCAAGATGATAATGGTAAAATGACTCAAAATGTTCCAAAAGTTTTGAAAGATAACATAGCATCTTTCTTGTCTAACTATAGAATGTTAAATGATTATGTAAGTGTTGATACAGGCAAAGTTATTGATTTAGCATTTGAAATTTATATTACAATTGCAAAAAACACAAATCAAAATTCAATCATATCAGATGTTGTAACAAAAGTTAGTGATTATATGTTACCACAAAACAGAGAATTTGGTGAAGATGTTTTAATTTCTGAAATTAAAAGTTTGGTCCAAGATACTGAAGGTGTTATTAACATATCTGATGTTAAGGTCTTTAACAGAGTCGGAGGAAAATATTCAACATCTCAGACCGCACAAAAATATCAAGATTCAACAACAAAACAAATTAGATTGATTGATGATGTTATAAATGCACAACCAACAGAATTCTATCAAATTAGATACGATAATTTAGATATTGGTATTCGTGTTAAGCAGTAATCTTCACAAGAAAATTACTTCGACTATTTTTGTAAAATAATACTTTAACTATTTATGAGAAAGAACAATTATGCCTAAAAGTTATAGGATACGAACATCAGTAGGAAATAGTACACAATCTGACAAAAGTATCAAAGTACAAGTTGACCAAGATTTCGATTTCTTGGAAATTCTTTCTTTGAAACTTACTCAGTCTGATGTATATAGAAGTTTTTGTTCTGATTACGGAGTTGTGGTTGGTCGTGTGATTGCCAATGGTGGGTATGGTGTGCCAAACGCCAAAGTATCTGTTTTTGTACCAATTGATTTAGTTGACCAAAATGACCCCGTAATATCGGCATTGTACCCATATAAAAATGTTTCGGACAAAAATGAAGATGGGTTCAGATATAATTTACTACCCTATACACCTTCATATGAAGGACACGCCGCCACAGGAACTTTTCCAACAAGAGAGGATGTTTTAACAAGAACAGAAGTATTACAAATATATGAAAAATATTATAAGTACACTGTTAAAACTAACGAGTCAGGGGATTACATGATTGTTGGGGTTCCACTAGGAAACCAACAAGTTATATTAGATGTTGATTTGTCTGATATGGGTTGTTTCTCATTAAGACCAACCGATTTAATTAGAATGAATCTTGGTAACCCGAAACAGTTTGACGGCAACCAATTCAAAAGTTCATCTGATTTAGCATCATTACCACAAATTGTCAATCAAAGAAAAAGTATTTCAGTTTCTTCTTTTTGGGGAACAGGAGATGTTTGTGACGTTGGTATAACAAGGGTCGATTTTGATTTAAGAGATTCAAACATAACAATTGAACCGACGGCAACATTCATGGGGTCAATCATGACATCCAATGATTCTGTTATGATAAAAAACAACTGCAAACCAAGTTCAGAACAAGGTGACTTATGCGGAATGGTTGCGGGACCTGGTAGAATTTTAGCGGTAAGACAAACAATAAATGTGGATACAGATGGTGACCCAATATTAGAACAGTATCAGTTAGAACAGGGTGGAAAGGTCATTGACGAAAATGGTGCTTTTGTTGTTGACGTACCAATGAATTTAGATTATGTGTCAACCAATGAATTCGGTGAATTGATATTTTCAAATGACCCAAGTGTTGGTATTCCAACAAAAGGTAAATACAGATTCAAAATTAAAACCGATGATGGTGAAAAAGAAGTCAGTGCAGTACAGACATCTAATAGTATCATTGGACCTAGTCTATTAAATCTTTCTGCTTTTAACCCAAAAGGTAGTTTATTAAGAGGAAACTTTTTGGTACCCAACATTAAGGAATATGGTTGGGTGAATAATATTGACCCATCTACTAAAAGTAGTGAAACTACAATTTTTAGTGCGGTGTTTGAAGACCCAACAAAACTTGTAGAAACTAAATCTTATACATTTTCAAACAGAGCATTACTATTAAGTTCAATTTCGGGTGATTTTAAAACTATATCATACAAAATTAATAATGTAGTTGACAATTCAAAATGGGTGGACTTACCAAACGGTGGTACATTTGAAATCACGGTTGAGAAAAAAACAACAACTGAAGTAGTAGACGGTGTTGTAATTGAAACCCCTCAAATAATTACAATTAATTTCGATAATTACAACTACGATTTTTCACAATTTCAAAGGTCATATGCATTTTCTTTAGATTGGGACGATTACGCTGATAAAGATGAGGCAATCAACTGTCAAGATTTTTTTTATGAATTAAATTATAATAAAGTTTATACTACTGCCCAATTAATTGACGAATATAGAAAGGGAACAAATAGAAGTAGATTCTTATCTATCAAAGAAATATTAGACAGAAGTTGTGATGCCGAGGTTAACAAATTCCCAATTAATGATGGGGTAAGAAATTTTGATTTATTATTTTTAATTATATCGATACTGATGTTAATTGTCGGTATTACCGGTTCAATTTTAACGGTAGTTTATTCTATCGTAAAATTCTTATGGAATAAATTTGCAGTTTTAATCGCAGCATTTTTTATTTCGTATTCAATTTATAGGGTAACATCATCAGGTTTTGTTATAGCCGGATTAATTAATTTGGGAGGACCAGTGGTCGGTGCTATTATAAGAGAGGTGTTAGAAGCAGCGGTATGGTTGGCGGTTGGAACTTTGACAACAGTATTCTTCAAACAAATTACAAGTTTTAAATTTTCACCATTTAGATTACCGATGATTACGTATCCCGATTGTTCAACGTGTGATTGTGACCCTTTTGAATTTGGTAACGCGCCATCAGAAGGTGAATTAAATACTAGCATCTTAGCCAACATAAATCAACCATCTTATTTTGCCCCCTATGACCCTAACGTCGAAAATGGAGATGGTTTTGTTAATTCATTAAAAAATTTGGGATATGGACAAGTTGTTGCCGGTAGGGACGATTATGATGATAAAGGATTAAAAGCTAGAGAAGCCAGATACACTTTTAGACTAAACGAATATTGGGTGGAGGAATTAGATTCGAATAAAGGATATGGATTACCACTACCTGAAAGAGTAAACTTATATAATACCAAAGGACACTATTTTAAAAATTTACAAGGAACAAATAGAATTAAAGTTTACCCTAATTATACTGGTAATACAACATCAACGTTTTATGAGGACCAACCTTTAGTTGTTTTATGTGACAGTGGTACTTTAGCAAGTTATACAGCTGGAACACTTGTAACTTTTACATCACCAACAAAAGACCGTGACATTAATATTACAGGTGTTACTAAAACTCAAAATGATATTGGTACATTTGGAGTTACAGGGACAACTAGTTTACCAGGTTTAAAAACAATCAATCTTCAATACGCCAACCCCGATGGTAATGGTGACATATCAACGTCGTTTAATATCGAACAAAGTTTATATACGTGTATCAGTACAACAATTGTAAATAATAACGATGTGGATGTTGAAATTGAATATATTGATTGCCAAGGAGAACAACAGACAATTATTATTGCACCTGGCGAAACAAGAGTAGTTTACAATCAATACAATTCGATTCCAAAAGAAATAAGGAGTCAACTTAATAAAGTTACATTTGCCGATTCAACGGTTTGTTATGCCCCGTATATATTTCCAACCGATATTGAATATTACCAAGTCGTGACTGGTTATACACTTGCAAATTTAAAAACAATTGTTGGCACAAGTTCGGTAGACAACAGAAGTTTTTATAGAAGAATCATACAAGGAGAAATGAATGTTGGATATGGTTTCAGAGATGAAGAGAATGATAAAATTATTGGTGATACTGAAGGGGACGAAAAATTAAACCCAATAGATTATATACCTGTGGAGGATAGAAATAACTTAGTTGTCTTATTTTTAATGAAGGGTGTTGACCCATATTCGCCAAGGCAATTAACTAAGATTGATGTATCCGTACCATTAGGATTACCTGAAAATTCAGTAGTCGTCGAAGGAAAGTACAAATTAAACGAACCGATTAAATCGGATTTATCTTTAGATGACTACAATAGTTTTACGAATAATACAACAGCGTCGATTTATAATACATCTAAATTTTTTATACCGGCAACAGGAAGTGGATTATGGAAATTTTCAGCATATACAACATATAATCATTTGTTATACAGTAGTTATGATGGTTTAGATGTTAACACTGATGGTAACAATAAATACATTAAAGACAAACCTGACGGGTACTTTTTTTCTGAATACACTATGGGTGGTAGTTTAATGATTAGAGAAAATGAGACTGTAAAAGTTGCAAAAAATAAAAAAGGAAACGGGGGGGATAATAAAAATGTGGGAACTTACAAATTCAAGAGAGATGTTTACGACCCAACTGGTTCAACGATGACAATTTCTGATAACACAAAACTTGTTATGAGAACAGACCGATTACCTCGTTCTGATGTTTTTGATAGAGATTTTGTTTTAGCACAAAACAAAACATTTGCAACTTATTTAGTTTCAGATGATGGTTCATCATCAACAGTTATTGCGTCTACAAATAGTAATACTGATTTCACAACAAACGACTCTGCAGATTTTGAAAACTCATTTGGTTCTGAAACAACATCTGTCATGAGTAGTTTCAGTTGTCCTACAATTGTTCCATTAGCGGCTTATCAACAAACACCACCAAATAAAATGACACTTAAACTACCTCAAAAAGATTATCCTGATGTGTATTACACTTCGGGAGACCCTGAGTATGAAAAAGTTCAAAATGGTTGTTATGTGTTATGTGACAAAGACTTAGCTATTGGCTCAGATTTACAATCATTTTCAGAATGGAAGTCAAGATTCTTAATGGGTTTTGCAATTTGTAGGAATGTTTTTGGAATGACATTTACTAATAATTGGATTAATGGTGTCTTATACATGCCTGGATTCCAAAACGATAAAATATATCAAGGTATTGAAACAACAAATCCAACATACGTTTTTTGTAGAGAAAAATTAGTCTTTAAAGAAGAAAACAATTCTTTCTTTTATCGTTCATCACCATTCAATGGTGTAAGATTTGTTGGAATGGAAAATACACAAACAGATAATGATAATGTCATTTTGGGAAACAAATATTTTTTAGGAAATCCAACAACAATAGTCGATTTAGGTCCGAAAGACAATATTATAAAAAACGTTTGTGCCCAACCCGAATTTCAAGGATATGTTATGGATAGATTGAAGGCAACTTCATTTCAAGGTATAAACGATTTAATACAATTTTTTATTGTTAGTAGATTGGCTAACGCTAATTTTTTACAACAAATTTTAGGGACAAAAGATTCATCAATTGCCGAATTATTCAGCCGACCATCGCAAAAAATAGACGGGGATTTTGCACAATTAAATAGTATAAATAATGAATTAGGTGTAATCCCATTTTCACCCGAATCATATAGTGAAAATCAGTTGTTTTTTGGAGCAACACCAAAACCTGTTGTTGGTGTTTTCTTTAGTTCTGATACAATTACAAGAGATTTTATTTCACCAGGTCGTGAAACATTTATAGACACATCCACAAAATTTGGGTACAATACTTTTGGACACAAAACACAACAAGTACCAATGTATAGATGGGAAATTTATACTGGTAGTACAGTGAACCCACTCGTTATTCCTGGACAACCAATACCCCCAACAACATCAATTTTTGGTGGTGAGAAAAACAATTGGTTAACATCTCCTCCCGATTTTTATGTTGCACCATATCAAGGAATTGATAGATTAAATGATAGTACATATTTTGCAAGTAATGTAAAACATCCAACAGGACAAAGACCAGGATATATTTATAACTCAACCCCATTAAAAGACAATAATGGAAATGTGACTGGTTTTACATACTCAGGATACGCACCATCCACAGTTGCAGCATCTAATAAAATAATTGTTGGCGCACCATATCACTTCTACTTTGGTTTGAAAAAAGGTAAGACAGCATTCGATATATTTTTAACAAAAAATCTAATTAATATATAATGGGTAACTATCAAAACAACATCACAATACTTAAAGGTAATCTTAGATACAAAGGTGCACCTGAAAGACTTGCATCAGTACCCGTTGAATTAATTGGTGACCGAAAAGAATTAATTGATTCTGACCGAATTAGTGATATAAACGCTGCCGAACAAACTGAAGTTGAAAGACAGTCGTCAACAACATTTAGAATTGGTGGAAAGATATCAAACATATTTTCTAATGTTATATCAGGTACAACTGATTATGATGGATATAAGAATTTTTTATACTTAACAAACGAATTATCTGTGGTCAATAATAACCAAATATTATTTAACGCATTTGAAAGAGTTCCCGACACATTTGGTTTGAAATGGGGTGGACTTCCACAGTACAATGAATTTAATTTTATTAGGACTGATGTTGAAAATCCACATAATATTCTACAACCGCAAAGTGCCTCAACATACAATTGGGGTGTGTATTTAAGTTATCCATTTTCATCTGACACAGAACAAAGAATGTCATATGTGGATAAACAAATTAATGGAACACCCTTAAGTTTTGTTGTATCTGATGGTATTCCTTTTACAATTATTAACACAGTACAGAACGGTATTAATTATATCACATTCAGATGTGCTGGAAATCATAATTTAACGTCTTACCAATATGTTGAATTGTCTATAAATTATGATGGTAATAATTTATTTAGAGTTGATTTAGTTGGTGAACAAGGATATAACAACGCGAGTACAAGTTTTTCGATTGTAAATCCTGGTTATACAGGTACTACATTTGTAAATGGTGTTTCAGGAACATTCAAACGAATTGGTGATATATCCAATTCAGGTGAGAGCAAATCAAGATATTATGTTAGATTACACAAGATTTTGACAAATGAAAATGAATCTGATGTTTCTAAAATGGGTTTTGAAAACGTTCCGTTTACCAACCAACAGAAAATGGAATATTCAGCATTAACACCAAACTTACAACAAAGAGTTTCTATACGAGAAAACTCACAAGCATTTAGTTTCACATTTAAAAAAGATTTAAATATCTATGATATGGTTGATAACAATATGAAACCAGTCACCAATGTATTTGTTACAATAGTTAATAAAGGATACTATGGATGGTTTAATAAACCAAAACCAACCGCAAATGATAAATTCGGATTACAAAAAGGATGGTCATTTAATTTTCATTCTGATAGTTTGGACGACTGGTGGGCAACAAATGCTGATGACAATTTAGTCGAGATACCCGTTAGCTCTTATAATAAATTATCCAATGGTAAAACATATACTTTTTATTATAATCAACCATTAAAAATTGATGACGTTTTATCAGGTGATTTTTGTGAATACAACGATATCGAACAAACTGAATATGTGGTTTCTGATTGTAAACATAAAATCACATTCAACGATGCTTTATATCAAACTGAAGTTACTACAAGTAATAACCCACCAGGTTATTTTTACACACCACACCACTCAATTAAATTAAGAGACTTCGCAGATTCTGTAACTACAGCGGTAGGTCAAAATGTTAACACACGACCTTATTGGGCCTATTTCTCACAAAATCTCAATACTTGGTTGTGGAGAACAATTTTAAATTACGGTATTTTCCAAAATGGAAGAGGTGTTGATTATCCATTTTTAAATGATGCACATTACCCTTTTTCACAAATATTATTCTTACAATCAACACCATTTAGTAATATAAACCAATCTGTTGAAGTTGTTGCTCAACCAATCATAGACCTTTGTGAATAATTTAAGATTAAGATATAACCCAATTCAAAACGCCAATGACAACGATTTGGCGTTACAAGTTCCAATATTAACTACTTGGGATTTGAATGGTGTTAACGATGCCATTGAGGTTTTTGAAAACGAAATTATTCAACAAGCAATTAACCCAATTGATAATTTCGAAACCATAAGATATTCACATGCGCCTTGGGCACCACAGGTCATTGATGTTGGGTCTAAAACAAGTACACATTATGATTTTTATTTTTATTCTGCAACAACTGATTCATCAATAACTGCAACCACAACAAACACAGCGTGGGTATCGGATTACAGAGCTAATGGATTTACGAGTAGACAAATTTATTATAATGAGGATGTTTTTTCAAAGTCTTATTTTAAATTAGATTTTTATGATTCAGAGAAAAGTACCGTACAACGAAACTTGTTAACCATAATAATTCCAACTCAACAGGGTCTGACAACATCTGCAATCATAGGACAGAACACCGTTGCAATCAGAAAACCTCAATATCAATTGAACTTTACGGGTGACAAAGAAGGATACTTTGTATATTGGTTAAAATCACCTGAATTTTTGAACCCCGAAGTGGATACATTATTTATGTCGGCAAAATTTTATGATGCTAACATTGGTGGATTTAAAAGGATGATGAATACACCACAAGGAACAATACGAGATAAATTTAACTTTTCACAAGAATTAAATTTCTACTATACACTTAAGTTAAATTACGATGATTATACCTATGAGGTATTTTTAAAAGACCAATTAGGAAATTTAACAAAAGTTGGTACGGATTATAATCCGATTAAGTGGTATGAATATGTAAATCCATGAAGACAGAACAATATAATATAGTAATTTCACAAGAATTTTTAGAATCTGCCAAGGTCGAAGTTTATGTTCCGTTTCCCGATGGTGGTGGAAGAGATGAACCCGCTTGGACGGGAATGACTTATTTGTTGTCAGGGGGAACCAACGGTGATTCAGTATTGACAGGACTAACAATACCTGTAATGTTTAAACAAACATACAAAGATATTGGATATTATTCAGGATTCGACGGTGCCATATATCAAAAAGATATTAATAATAATTTTGTATATAGTGGTGTGACAGGTAATTCAGCATACACATTATATCTATATAATACCTCAGAAATTTTAGCACAAGATATTGTATATGAAATTGATTGGGGTGATAATCAACCAAATGAAACTATTATTAAAAAATATCCTGACTTTGTATCACATGACTATGCTCCACTATCTGATGGCTCATCAAAAGTATATAATGTTAGTTTAAGTGGCACCGCTGCTTGGGGTACCACAGTCACCACTAAAAAAATAACAATACCATATACCGATATTAGTTTTGACAATCCTGACGGTGAATATTATTTTGTACCTCGCGATGGTTATTGGTCAGGAACACCGATATCATATAAATGGATATTCACAGGAGATAGTGAAAATAATATTCAGTCTCAAATATCCTCAAACTATACAACAATACCATTTTTAGTTTCAGGATTTACAAGTTCAAAATTGACACAATTAAAACAATATGGTCCTAACCCATACATTCCCGGTGCTCCCGTAATTCAAAAAGGGGAAATTATTGGGTACGTTCAAAATTTAGGACCTGATTACACAGGTTATACATATTTGAATACATTATATTATGATTTTCCTCAGGGATATACATTATTCATTGCTAACTCGTCAGGATTAACAGAAAACAACATAACACCAGTTCCAATTGTAAAAGAAGAAATATTAATTGGTATGGTGAACGCTACAGAAATACAATCAAATGTATTTATAGATAGGGGCAAATTATCAGGAACGGAAAGTTTACTTAGATTAGGTGAAGTTGACAATCTTGGTGACCTCATAAAATACGGATATGGATATTTTAAACTAACAGAACAATAAAATGGCACTAGGAACATATGGCATAACTCGCCCAGCCGACATGGCACCTGAAGATGTTGAAATCATCTTGGTGTATACACCGTCACGTGACTTTACATCAACACCGATTATTAAAAAACTCAACGCATCACAAATATTAACACCTTATTTCAATAATGGAAACACAGGTGGTAATAGTAATGAAATATTGGGTGGATTATATAATTTAAAATTACCGGCAAATGAATTTAATAAAATTGGTATATACACGTTAATGATTAGACCGGCACAAATACGAACTACTTTGACAGATTGTGGTGTATTATCTGCTTTACCAAATGTTAAGGGTATTATAATGGACACTAATAATGTACCATCAGCATTTAGAAATAGATTTATTTCACAAGGTTTGGTTGGATATCGTGTTGAATATTTAAACACAGACGGTACTAAAATACCCAATTTTTATAGAATCGTAACATCATCTTTCTTTGTGGATACTGTAATTAGTAACCCTGCGGCTGGTAATGTGAACTCTGTGAGATATAGATATATAGACTCACCAAGTGCAAGAAACTTAGTATTTGCAACTGTGTCACCATCAAGTGCACCATCCAATAACCCAAACGCAGTTCCATACATTGGACAGCCAGGACAACAAGTTATTTTGACTAATACATTCTTTAATCCTTTTACCATTGAAATAGAGATGGCTGAGTATGACTTGAACAGTATTGCTGTAGCTCTTTACGGTAATCAAAGCAAAGCAATCGATACAGGTATCTACACTATTTACGACTCAGAAAGTAGAATTTACAAACAATACAACTTGTTCGAAATTAGAAGTGAGTTTGGTGACTTGTTATATGAAGTTCGTCAAGATAGAAATAATAATATTGACTTTAGTGTTAGTTTTGACAATATCATACCATAATGAGTAGAATAGTTATCCCAAATCCTGGCGCAGGTTTTCTTGACCCCAACGAAGATTTAGTTGGTTTTCAGACAACGCAAGGTGGTGGATTAACAAACACAAATTTTATATGGAATTATGGGGTGGTTGAAAAGATTGATAATGATTATCAATCGGGTGTTTTCTCAAACCCAATCACGCTGAGTGATTTGAACGTTAATATACTTGAGGCAAAAGAAGCATTATCGAAAGACTTAAAAGTTTATCCGTCATATGATTTGACTGAGGTAACAAACTTCACATTATATGGGTCATTAAGTAAAAGACTTTCAACATCGATAACACAAATTATTAATTTCTTTCCAGCGGCTATTGAAGTTGACCAAGTTTATTTTGATTTTAGCACAGCTAATACCGCGACAAACATCGTATTCAATCAAAACGAAAACACAACAAGTTTTGACGTGGACGTTCAAAGAATCAAAAATATTTTCGATATTGATTTTTCACAAAACGCGGCAAGGAACATTGCTCTTAGACCAACACCTGTTAGTCCCTTAAGGGATATGACCACGTTTTTTAGAGATTATTCTTTGTTTATTGGCACCGGGTCAACAGAATATCAATTCATGTTATTCACAGCCTCAAATTCAACAACAAGTGGAACATTATCAATTACCGTTAGTGGAAATCCATTTTCAGGTGATGTTACAACAACAAATACTTTGGTAATGAGACCGAATAAATTAAAAACTGAAATGGTTTTTAATAATGATTTTGATGAGATACAAAAATTTTTATTAAATAGATTTGTAGTTCCAAAATATACTGCACAATTTAAACTACCACAACAAACTGATGATGGTACTTTTTATACATCATATGTTTATTTGACTTGGCCATTATTAGGTGTATGGAATTTGGATATTATTACAACCGCCTATGATGTTTACTTGGAAACATTAAGTTCTTACGGTGAACAATTAGATACATTTAAAACAAATTTAATCAGTAGATTTTTAACCACCGATGCATTTCACGAATTTGATACAAATGACCAAAAAGTTGAAAAGGTTATTCAAATCTATGGTAGAAGTTTTGACGAAACAAAAATTTTTATTGATTCGTTGGCAACAATGACATCTGTGGAATATGTTCCTGAAAATGATATACCATCCGCTTTGTTAGTTTATTTGGCTAAGACATTAGGGTGGGATACAAATATTTCACCAATCACAAATGAAGATTTTTTAACGTCAATTTATGGTGTTAAAAACAAATCAATTTATGATGGATGGACAAGAGACCAAACACCTACAGAATTAAATTTTGAATATTATAGAAGATTAATCTTAAACGCATCAAATTTATTCCGCTCAAAAGGGACAAGAAAATCCATAGAATTTTTGATGAGAACTATTGGTGCACCTGATGCTTTGATTGAATTCAATGAAACTATATACACCGCAGATAGAAAATTAAAATACGAAGATTTCTTAACACAATATGTTCAAATCTCAGGTGGTACTTATCAACAACAGATACCAGGATATTTGGTTGGTTCTGAATACAAAATTAGAGGAAGGGTTTACAGCGCATTCACAACAAATTTAGTTGCAACAGAGTCCGACTTTTTAATTACTGATTACCCAATCAATATTGATGGGTTTCCAAAAACACCTGACCAAACAACAAATTTCTTTTTCCAACAAGGTCAAGGTTGGTATGAACAAAATTCATTTCACGTCAGTGAAAATTTGGTAGAAATAACGAATCTAACATATACATCAACAACGCCGACTATAGTGGTAACAAAAGTTGCTCCGTCGTACGGACAACAATTTTTACAGAGATATAGAAATTTCCCAAATATGGGTAGTTTAGGATTCACAATTAATTCTTTCAAAGATAATGCAAAATCAATTGCTGATGAGTCAACACCGACATCATTGGACAACAGTTTGACACTTAACGTAAAAAATGTTGATTTATTTTTGAATGTTGGTCAGGGAATCACTTATGATGTTTGGTCACAATCGAATGAATTTGATTACCCAATACCATATACTGGTTTAACAACACCTTATCCATCTCCTGGTAATATAGATTGGACAGTGATTAGTCCACAACCACAAACTAAAACATTCGCTGAGTTTGCACAATCATTTTACCACAACATGATTAACGTTAGAAATAGATGGTTTACAAATGATGGTAAATCATCAGGATACCCAACACTACAATTAGTATATTGGAATTATTTACAATCCTTAGAGTTGGCTGGTGTTGATACCTCAAAATACACTTATCAAAAAATGATTGACTACTCAATTGGAATTGGTAATTATTGGACAAAATTAGTTGAACAGGTTATTCCATCATCGACAATATGGAACGGTGGTTTGAAATATGAAAACTCTGCTTTTCATAGACAAAAGTATGTTTACAGAAAACAAAGGGGTTGTCAATTTGTTGCAGTACCGTGTGTACC